CCTCTATGAGCGGTGGCGCGTCCGGCTTGACTCTGGCACAACGCATCGCGACCAGATCGGATACTACGACCTTGAGGTAGCGCTCGCCCGGCGCTACCACTGGACACCCGAGCAGATTGGGCGGTTCGATCCGGACTATCTTGAGGAGCTGACCGCGATGCTACGAGCAGAACAGGACGAGCACAGAGATGGCCGTTAATCAAGCAACCTTAGAGCTATTGGTGCAGCTCAAAGATCAAGCGTCAAGCGGGCTTTCATCACTCGGTGGTGCGCTAAGCAGCCTGGGCGGGATTGCCGCGGGCGGCGCGCTCGCTGCTGTCACCGCGCTAGGCGCGGGCATTGTCGGCGGTGTGGGAGACGCTAGGGAGGCCGCACGCATCTTCGCTCAAACTGAGGCGGTGATTACCTCTACCGGCAATGCGGCGGGCGTAACCGCGCAACAGGTCACCGACTACGCTGCGTCACTCTCGGCCGCCTCTGGGCAATCGCTGTTTGGTGATAGCCAGATCCAAGAGTCGACCAATCTGCTGCTCACCTTTACCGAAATCAAAGGCAAGACGCTTGAGGCCGCCACCGCGATCAGTGTAGACATGGCCCAGGCGCTCGGCGGCGCTCCCAAGGACGCCGCGATCCAACTGGGCAAGGCGCTCAATGATCCGGTTGCTGGTGTGTCCGCACTGAGCCGGGTGGGCGTATCATTCACCGACCAACAAAAAGAGCAAATCAAGACCATGCAGGAAGCGGGCAATACCGCAGGCGCACAGGCGATCATCTTGGCGGAGCTTAATAAGGAGTTCGGTGGGAGTGCCAAGGCTGCCGCCGATGCTGATGGCGGCATGGCGCGGTTCAAAGATGTGATTGGCGAAACGTTCGAGAGCGTCGGGACGAAGCTGCTACCCGTCCTGAATCGCTTTGCGGAGTGGCTGAACAGCCCCGAGGTGCAAGCCGCAATTGCCGTATTTGCCGAAAAGCTTGGCAACGGGATTGTTATCGCCGCTGACTTTATTGCGAATAAGCTCGTACCCGCCGTGGTTGACCTCTACAACTGGCTGGCCCCGCGCCTTGGGCCGATCCTTGCGGAGATCGGGCGTGCGCTGAGTGAAGACTTACCGCGCGGGATTGTGCGGGCGCAATTGGCCTGGGAAGGGTTCCAGTTAGCGCTCAGAAGCTTTGACGAGGGCTATATCCAGCCCATTCGCCGCGGGTTTGATTTTGTTGTCAGCAGCGTGGACAATGCTCAGAAGTCATTTGACAACTTCATTACGGGCGTGCAGAACGCGGTGATCCCCAGCTGGCTTCAGGGACACAGCCCGCCGCCCTTGGCTGATTGGCTCTCGTATATTGGCGATGCCGCTGACACCGCGGCCCAGGCGCTTCCGGCGTTCAATGCGGGGGTCAATGGGGCCGATCCAACTATGGCGGCGCTGAGCGTCAGCCCTGGCGCGGCTGGGGGCAGCGGCGGCATGGTCATCCAAAGCCTCACCCTGAACATGACCAGCAACGCCAGCAACGCGCAGCAGATGTTCACTGAGTTCCGCGATATGCTCAACCGCGTGCAGCAGCAGAACGTGACGAGCGGGGTAGCCTAATGGCCCAGCCAACGATTGAAGTATCGATCAGTTTCACCACCAACCCGCTTGATACGCCGGTGTGGGTCGATGTGAGCGATTACGTGTTGCGCATTGATGGCATTCGGCGCGGGCGACAAAACGAGCTCGGGCGCTTTGAGGCGGGCACGGCAACGATTGTGCTTGACAATGCCGATGGGCTCTTCACGCCGGGCAATAGTCGCAGTGTGTATGCCAACTATCTCAAGCCAATGAAGCGCGTGCGCATTCGCGCAACCTACAACGCGGTGACGTATGATTTGTTTGGTGGGTTTATCGAGCGCTGGCCGCCAACCTGGCCGGGCGGGTTGCTCTCAGAAACGACGATCCAGTGCGTTGACGGGTTCAAGATATTGGCCCAGGCGCGCAGCAACTACACATGGGGGGTTGAGGATAGTCACTGGCGCATCATTGGCGTGCTTGCAGCGGCGGGCTGGCCTGCAACTGACGAGATTGTCTTCACCAGCCTGGACGTGCGCGCTGGCAAGAGTACGATACCAGCGGTCAATCTCGCCAACACGCCGCCGCTCTCGCACATTCTTGATGTGGCGCTGGCAGAGGACGGCCAATTCTTTATGAATGGGCAAGGCTATGCTGTGTTTCAAGGGCGCCATCAGCGGATCGGCTATAGTCGATCCACCACGGTGCAACAGACCTATGGCGACGAGCTGAACACCACCACCGGCTGGGTGCTCGGCAATGCAACCAACAGCGTAATCGGGGTGACGACTATCCCGCGCTCAGCGGCCTGGGTCAGTGGCACAGCATCGGAGTTGCCATTTATCAATGTTCAGCCGTCCTATGATGACCAGTTCATTGTCAACGCGGCAGCGTTTATTCGCCCAAGCGGAGTTGAGCAGACGGCCAGCGATGCGACCAGCCAGGCGCGCTACAGCGTGCGCAGCCAGGTGCAAACTCTGCAACTGACGACGGATACCGCGGTGCTGGATCGGGCAACCTGGGCCGTAGCCAAAGGCAAAGAGCCCGACATTCGCTTTATTAGTCTCACGCTGTCCGGGCATCATCGGGATACGCTCTGGCCTGCAATCCTGAGCGCCGAGATCAGCGACCGGATTGCGGTCATTATTCGTCCGCCGTCCTCGTATGCCATTCGGCGCGAATGCTATATTGAGGCAATCGAGCATCGCAACATTACCATGGAGACGTGGGAGACAATCTACAGCTTGTCACCGGCACCCCTGCCAGGATCGGACTTGACCGGCTTTTGGATTATTGAAGACACGACATTCGGGGTATTAGAGTCAACCACCCGCCTAGTGTATTAGGAGCCTACCATGGCATGGAGCACCCCCGCCGCGTTTGCGGTCGCCGAGCTGGTCACCGCAGCCAAGCTCAATATTATGAAAGACGATCTGATCTACCTGAAGGGTCAGGTGGGAACCGTGGCGATTGAGGCATCCGCCACGTTTGGATCAAGCCCCTTGCGCGTGCTAGATCAGAACAGCGGCATTCAGCTCGAAAGTAACACGTTTCGGGTGATTATGCTTGCAAAATTGGCGGTTGACGGAACGCTTGTCACCGTCATTCCCAACGCGACCGGCGATGTTACCACTTTTTTAGGGTTCTTCTCGTCAACCAAGGCCAGCGATACGAGTATCCAGACGCTGACCGGGACGCTCAATATTAGCGGCACCGCCACGGTCTACACCGCAGGAGGCGGCACCAATGTGTGTACGCTTGCGGTCGCCGCCGATGGGTCAGTGACACTCCAGCGCACGGCAGGGGCGCTCACCTACGATGTGTATTTGTATCTGATGTGGAGATAATATGGATCTGCGGGCGTACATTTTAGAGCAGCTCGCCACGATTGCCAAGCAGCGCGCCGATGCGCTTGCAGCGGTTGAGCGTGAGACCGCAATCATCGCGGCGCTTGAGGGCGGGCGTGTGGCCTATCAGGACATTCTAGATGAACTAGATCGGAGCGAACATGGCATGGACAGCACCAGCCACGTGGGTTGATGGCGCGCTGATCGCAGCAACTGACCTCAACACGCATGTGCGCGATAATCTTTTGTATCTCAAGGGGCAGGCCGGGGTCGTGTTTATTGAGAACGCAATCGAGTTGAGTGAGCAGGCCGTACCCGCCACGCCCGCCGCAGCAAAAGGACGGGTGTATATCGGCAATGCCAGCCCGAATAACGGCATTGCCTCATGCGTGGATGATGGCGGCATTGTATATCAGATGGTGCGCTATGTCGGAGGCGCACGCGTCTATAACAACGCCAATATCACCATGACTACCGGCGTCGCAGCAGCGCTCACATTCAACACTGAGCGCTACGATGATAGCGCGTTCCATAGCACCAGCGTCAACACCAGCCGAATGACCATTCCGGTTGCTGGCAAGTATTTGATCGGCGGCACCGTGCGATTTGCCGCAAATACCACCGGGCAGCGCAATATTTATTTGCAGGTCAATGGCGCGACCATTATCGCATCGGTTGACCTTGACGCGACGGCGGCGCTCACGTTTGATATTGATATTGTGACTGCGTATTCGTTTGCTGCTGCTGATTATATCGAGTTGTTTGCGTTTCAAAATAGCGGCGGCAACCTCAACGTGACATCGGCTGGTAATCTATCACCAGAGTTTTGGGTACACTATCTTGATGCTTAGAATTCTCATCCTGCTTATCGCCCTGCAAACCACCCCAAACATGACCGTCGTCTGGCAGGCGCAATCACTCCATGTCACGTGGCATGCGCCGGGGTGGCACTGTCTGTATCTCGACCGCGCGGTGCTGGATTGTCGCTACGACCAGGCCGATCTGCTGCTGCCAACGGGTGGCGTTGATGCGGCCTACGCCCCGCACCCAGGGCAGATACTGCGCCTGGTCGATGAGGGAGCAAACGAAACCGCGCGGGCGGTGGTGCCTACGCGGGTATTTCGTCTCTGGTTTCCTGCTATCAGGAAGTGAACCGGGGTTCACATTATCGTGGTATCCAGCGCTCACCGCCATCCAAGAGCAGATGTTTCGTCGGGTTGTACGGCTCGGCTGTTTCGGGCTCACCACCGCGTGCCTCCGCCATAATCGCCGCTGCGGTAACTTTGCTGATGCCAGCGGCGCGGCTGATGGCATCCTGACTGAGCGGGTGGGTGCTGCCGTCATCCTCTTCGATAACGGCAAGCGCCAAGAAACGCACAAGCTCCGACTTGGTAAACCGCGTTGGTTCAAACCGCGGTTTAATGGCTTGAACCGGATCGGTTTGAGGGCGGTTTACCGCATCAGACTGCCGGTTTATGGCGATTGGTTTAGGCGCAGGAACCGTCCTTGTTCGCTCGACATAAGCCGCATGTTTCTCCCACTGTGCGAGTAACCAGCCCCCGCCAATCGCCACCACCAACACGATCGCGCCAACCATGAAGAGCACCGTGTTGGCGGCATCACTCATCTGCTCAGGGGTTGGTTGCATGGCATACTCCTTAGTCGATTAGTCTGTTCTCAGGATACCACGCCATGCCAAACGATGCCAGCGCGATGACGATCCAGGCGACAAACGGGGCCACATCGACCGGCGCGCCCTGCTTGGTAGCTTGCCCCGCCAGCCAGGGCGCAACGACCCAGCCATAGCCCCAGATGGTCAGTCCCACATCAATGGCGAGCGGGATCAGATACTCAGGGCGCGACATTCCATGCACGCGGTACATCCATTGCAGCACCGTCAGCGTGGCCTGGGTGAGCACGGCTAGGCCCCACGTGCGCCCATCCCACGGATTCGCAGCCCAAAGCACGTAGCCACCGGCCCAGGTGAGCACCGTACCAAACAGGGAGAGCGCGAGCACCATCAGCGCCATGATCCGCTCAAACCATCCGCGCGCTTGGCGGATCTGCCCACTGCGAAAGAGGGCACCGGGCTTGCTCGATTTCACTTCTTGCCCGTTCACGAGCGGGCTACTCTGTACGGCCATGTCAACTCCCCTTTACGTACTTGGTCGCAGTCTGTCTACTGACACCAATCTTGCGCGCTGCTGCTGTAATCGTCTCACCACTATCGACAAGTGCCTTGACATCCTCGCGCTTGGTGCCAACTGGTGTTGACAGATTGATTTGAATTGCGTTGACAATTTGACGAGTCGCCGTCAACTCGATTGACAACTTGTCACGCTCGATCCGTGTTTGTGTCAACTCCGCTTGCAGCGATGTGATATGTGGGTTGACACTACTACTGACACTGGCAATGTGCATCATGAACAGCGGCAGCACCAGTGCATACGCCGCATGCATGAAGGGCATGCGGTAGGTTGATACGTCAATTGCAATCGCAACAGCGCACAAGCTGGCGACAGTGACCGTCAACCCAGCCCAATATGATCTGCGACCATCACGCATGGCTTGTACGGTTGTGATGATGGTCAGGTCGAACGCGATGAACTGCACAACTGCAAACACAACACGAATGTACAGCCACGCGCCCGCTGTCGCATCATTCAGTGTCGCGCCCATCGCAAACAGCAGGATGTTAAATGCATTGCCAGCACCCAGACTGGCGAGTGCAATCTTTTCGGCAGTAGTTAGCTTATCACTCATCCAAACACCCCCATCCCCGCCGCAACAAGTGCCAGCAAGATAACCGCGATGCCAATCATGAAGATAACCGAGGCAGAGTAATCCATACTACCCATGGCTATTCACTCCCCAGTATCTTCATCAGGCGTAATTCAGCGAGCCGCTCGGAGTCGGTGTACTGCACTGTGTCACGCCATACCATCGCTGTCTGATACACGTCTGAGAGCTTCACCACGTTGCGGACGAACTCCAGCTCTGCGGCGCTGGGGATGTCCAGGTCGAGCACCGGTCGATTCTGTGCGTCCAATAGCCGTACTTCACACACGAAGGTATCGGCGGCAAGAATGTCGAGGCCGATCCATTGGTAGGTAGGCGCGGCGTCATGCGACTCATCCGCGCTTGTGTCGATTTTGACCACGGCAGTGTAGATCATCGCGTCACCCGCTTGGGCGCGCTCGAATGCTTCGGTGCTGAGCGCTGACACAGCTTACCGTTATCCTGTCGAACGATCTGTACCCCTGGCTCAATGACGCGCACAACAACACCCACACACGCGGGCTTAGGGCGGCCAGCGCCGTGAGCAGGGTCGGTGAGTGCAAGGGCGATGACAATCACGAGGGCGCACAGGCCCAGGAGGATGAGGATCCGTGGTATCATAGTGGTGCCTTTCTAGGGCTAGGGCAGGGGTAGTTTTCCAGGCGATCCCTGCCTTACTGGTTTATCGATTCCGGTTTCAATTCCTTCGCTAAGCGCTCAACATCCTCGGGGCGAAAGTAGTAGTAGCGTCGCAGTCCCGTCCGCTCCTCGCGAAACGGCAGCCGCCCCGCCTCCACATAGTTCCGCACCGTCTCACGGCTCACCCCCAGGATTGCCGCCGCGCGTTGGCCGTTCAGCGTGTAGGCCGATTCCTGATCATCATTCAGCGTCCATCACCCCCTGACTCGTTGATATGTCAACATGTCAAGGAGTATACAATAGGATACGTCAAGGTGTCAAGTAGGAGAAAGCGAACCGGGGTTCGCACTACGCAGCCATGAGGATAGCTGGTCGTTGACTTAACCAATGTGCGGGTACTGCGGTGGGAAGCCCACCCGGCCCACATTCCCACACATTCATTAAATCCCAACTGTTCGACTGCGCCGCTGCCAATAACAGCGGCGCTGCGATTCTGGTGGGCCTGAGCGCAAGCACGCCACTCCTCCTGATATAGACTTCACTCACCAGCTGGCCCAGGATCTGTCTGCGCTCTTCGGGTGTGGCCTCGGCGACGAGTGCTGGCATATCCTGCAAGGCGCGCAGCACGGCCTCAATATCGGCGACTGGCGCTGTTGGGGTTGCGCTTGTTTCAAGCTGAGCCAGCAGGGTGGCGCGGCGCTGTTCGTAGTCACTATCCTCATACGCTCCATCGGCATAGGCGCGTGCGAGGCGCTTCAGGCGCTGCTCAATCTGAGCACGATCGGGCGCGGCTTGTGCCGGTTGCTGCTCGCTCAACATACGGCGGGCGATGTCGAGCAGATCGGGGGTGAGGATCGCCGCTTCGACCCAGGCCAGCGCCATCCCTTCAACCCGCTCCGCACGCACGGCCATCTCATCACAGCGCAGATCGGTATGGCCGACGTTCGTCCGCGTGTCCTGCGAGGAGCAGCGATAGTAGCGACCGCGCCATCCATTGGGTTGGTGCCACATGGGCGCGCCACAGCAGCCACACACGGCCAGGCCAGCCAACAGCGCATGATGTTGTTGCTGGGCAGGCCTGCGCCTGCTGCGTTGCTGCCGAACCTCCTGGATGCGTGCCCACAGATCCGCTGACCAGATGGCCTCATGGGTGTGCTCAGCAACCACGCGGCCCTTGTGGCAACTGTGACCGGCATAGGTGGGGTTGCCGATCATCTCTTCAGCCGCGAGGGCGTTGATGGAGTAGCCCGCCTCACGCACCCGATCCACCGCCGTACCCACACCCACGTCACCACGGGCGTAGATCTCGCCTAGAAGTAACACACCAGGTGCGGTGGCTGGGTCAATCGTGAGCCTGCCATTCGTGCGGATGTAGCCGAGGGGCACGGGGCCAATATGCTCACCGCGCTCGGCCTCACTCTTGCGCACCGACTTCATACGCTCGCTTAGGTGGTCGCTCTTGAATTGCGCCGCTGCTGCGAGCATCGTGAAGGTCATCCGGCCTGCTGCCGTGGCCATATCAAAATACTCAGTAGCGCTCACCACCTGCACGCCCAGGCGCTCAAGGTCGGCAGCGACCTGCAAGGCCACCCGTGCAAAGCGGCTGAAGCGTGAGAGGTCATAGACAATCAGGGTATCGAAGCGGCGCGCCTTGGCATCCTCTAACATCTGCTGGAACGCCTGGCGCTTATCGAGCTTCTCACGAAACGCACTCTCACCGGCCTCGACATAGGTGAAGTCAATCGCGCTGCCGAGCTGGCTCGCTCTCCCTGCGTTGGCGCGCTGTTGGTCGTCAAGCGATGCGCCACGCACCTGCTTGCGGCTCGATACCCGGATGTAATCACGACAGCGCATAGATACCTCTTAGGCGGCTTTCTTTTTGCGTTCTGGCAATACTAACACGTTCTGGCTGGCCACGCGTTGGGCGATGGGCAGCAGCACGCGAATAAGCGACTCGGCGCTGCCGTGGGTGGCTGGGGTGAGTAGGGCGGGCTTCTTCACAACCCCTCCTCGTCGTTAGCCTCGGCTTTGCGTGCATCCTCAAATGGGATTGCCAACAGTGATTGTATGCCAAGCATCGCGCGGGTCGCCTGATTGACGTAGCTCTTGGCAAGTTCTCTATCCGAGAACGGCAAGCCGAGACGATCGGGCGGTGTTGCGAGAATGTCATCTGAGAGCTTGAGCGCCAAGTCAGCGTCACCAATGTAGTCCTCAAGCGCTATAAGTAATTGCCATGGTTTACTCATTGCGCCATGTCCCTTCTGCCTCCCGAATCGCCGCATCCATCGGCGTGACCTTGACCAGCTTCATGCGCTCGATGTCCTCTTTACTCTTCAACTCAATCGTGGCATCAATCCACGCCTGGCGACCGGCAAGCAGTGCCTTCAGGTCGTTGCGCTGATCGATGGCGTCATCCTCTTCGACAATCTCAAGCGAGAATGCGACCTTGCGCAGGGGCAGCGCGCCTGCTCTATCGAGGAGTGCCAGCGTCTCGCGCATGGCCTGTTTGGCCAGATCGGCGGTTAGCTCCTTATCCACGGACAGGGTGAGGGTAATGGTGTTCATCGCATCGGCTCCTCATAGTTTGATCGATCCTCCACAAACCAATGGGTTCGTTGGCCTGGCCGTCGCCAGCTGGCACCGCTCATCCAACCTTTTTCCAGCCAGCGGCGAATAGTGTGATTGGCGTAGTACATGCGCGCGGCGACGACCGCTATCGGCACATAGCCGGTGGGTGGTTCAGGTTGTTTGTCACGTCGCTCATGCCAGCGGCGCCGCTCGTATTTGCTCTTGCATGATTGGCAGCGCTTATTCCATATCGCGCCAGGGGCGACATGTACCGCGTGCCGACCATCGCTGCACCAGCGCCAGCCCGCTGCGGCACACGACCGGCAGAGCTTGGCACAGGTGCGAAGGTCGCTACTGATCTGGCAGCGCTGGCAGTAGCGTTGGAGCCGTGCGTGGTGTGCGATCATTGCAGTTGCCTCCACTCTTCAGTGCTCATGGCAATATCGAGATACCACACGATCAACCGTGCGGCTGCCAGCCAGCCGACGCACACCTGTGCGTACCAGTTCTCGCTACGCAAGTGCAGCAGCCATGCGGTTTGATCATCGCTGGTGCTGTTGTTCCCGACCTTGAGCTCGATTGCTAGTCCGGCGTAACTACGGGTATGGATGGGTAGCAGCAGATCGGGGACTCCTGGACTGACCCCCATCTTCTTAAGCTTGACGGCGGTTTTGATGTCGCGCAATTCACCATTGGCTGGGTGGAATATCCAGCGCAGGCACGGCTCACGCCCTTGCATCGCCTGGCACCATGCAATAAGGGCAATATGCTCATCCGCCTCACTGCTGCGGTAGCTGGCCTTGCGTGGCTTATAGCGGGCGTTGTACTCTTCGAGGGTCATGTCGTACGTCATTGTGTTGGCTTCCCCTTCCTACGTGGCGTATACACGCCATCGACATAGCGCCCGGTTGCCATCGCCTGCTTGAGGGTATGCCGTGCAATGCCCAGCTGGCGAGCGGTGTCGCTAATCGAGCCTTCGACGTGGGCTTGTGCGGGCTTGGCAGAGGCCGCACAGCGCAGGCTGCAATAGCGGCCTTGCTTGAGGAGTTGGGCCGGTGTAAGCGCCACGTCACAGCCAGGGCGGGCACAGAGAATCTGTTTCATACCTCACCATCCAACAGCATCAACAATTCGACACACAACTGCCTGAGCTTTACGCGGTCGGTTGCCTGCAGAATGCGAGTCTGGTAGCTCTCGATAATCTCTCGCGTGACCTCACCAGCGCCATTCTGCGCAGTGGGTAGTGTAATGGGTTGGGTTGGGGCAATTGTCGTGCTAGGGGCCGCGGCATTCAGCGCAGCCACCCGCATGCGGTGCACCAGTGCCCGCCCAAGCCCGCGCGCCTGGCCTGAGGTGTAGGCGCTCTCAGTTGTAGATCCATCAAACAGCTCAGCCACCCAGCGCCGATCCGCGTGCATCTGGCGAATGGTGAACAGCTTCGCATCATCCTCATATTGGCTAACGAGCTGCTTCACCACGTTCCACTGCGCGCTGCAGGAGCGCTCCCCATCGACGAAGATATCGAATTCGCCATTGCTGTAGCCAAGCTCCATATGAATGGCCTTGGCACGGGCAACCCACATGGCAAAGTCAGCCGGAGCTGGCTTGTAGCGGAGGGTAGCCCGCTTGACCTGCTCACCGGTCGGGTTGTCGCCGTAGGCCGTGGTCGCCGCTTCCCATGCCTCGCGTGCCTGGTCAGGCTCGAGCTTGGCTAAGGGTCGCGCCTGGCGCTCATTGGTGATGGGTGTTTGTGTACCGGGGTTCACTTTTTGAGCAACCTGAGCCGCATCCATCAGTTGGTAGGCGCGGCGCTTACCGATCTCTGGCCAGCGAGCGCTAAGGTAGGCCTCAAAGGTCTCGTGCGTCTCACGGTACAGGTATTCGTCGCGGATGTCCTGCAAGGCCGAGCCAACCTCGATAAAGGTGCGTTGGCCGCGCTCAATCACCTGCTCAAGCTCGCGTAAGTCGCCGCGCTGGTCGAGGGTGAGTTCGGTTGATTCGGCGGTAAGGTCAATGGTCGTCATCGTGGGTGCTCCTTATTCGTCTGGCCACAGCTCAGCGCCTGCGCGCTCACGCGGTGGTATCGTCAACGTCATTGCCTGCTGCTCAGCCTGCTCTACCGCGCCACCGAGCTGCCAGCGATAGGCCACGTAGTAGCGCATTCGCCCGCTGGCGTCGTTGTGGACGCCCTGCTCTGTGCTTGGCTGGCGCTTGGCATGGGCAGGTATCTCACAGTGGCGACAGAAGACGGTCAGTTCGGTTTCGCCTACCAACACATCAACCCGGCTGAACGTCACCACCTGCTCACCACCACGGACCCGTACCGCAACCCGTGCGCCACCCGGAAGCTGGGCCGCCTGGTCAAGGCCGGTGGTAGCAGCGCGTGTCACCAGCTGCTGATAGAGATAGCCGAGTCGGTTGGTCGTTGTCATCTGTCTATCCGTTTCCGTTCACGCTATCGTGTGTCCCTATAAACACACACTATATATAGGGGGGGGGTTATAAGAGAGCAAAAACCGTGAATCATGGTCGCGTCGTATGTCACCCCACCCCAGGCGGGCTGTGTTTCTTCAAAAAACATCTGATCCCGTGGATCAGGGGATCAGGGGATCAGACCTCGCCCGCTTCCCCTGGCCGACTACCGTGCATCGCGAGATACAATGCCGCATAATCGATTCCGTTTTCCTCGCACTTAGCGCGTCCTGTTGCCTGATCAGATGCTTTATTCGAGCGGACGTAGAGACTGATGTAGATGCGCTCACGGGGCGGAACATTCCTTAGCAGTCGATCAACCGAGGTCTGATCCGGATCAGGGCTTGTCACTGAGGTCTGATCCGGGATCAGACCTTCGATTCCAGCCTGTGCTTCAGCAGGCGATTCGGATACCTCATCAGATTCCGCATCCCAATCACGCCAATCGTTTTTCGGTCGGCTGATGTGTGGCTTTTCATTCGTGAGGTCTGATCCCCTGATCCCCTGATCCACGGGATCAGATGTTTTTTGTATCTGATGTCGACCGGCGCTCGTGAGTCGGTAGCGCCCACGGTCGCCGGTCTCGATCAGGCCTTGCCGCTTGAGAATACCAAGCTGCTTGCGCACCTGGGCGCGGTCGCCATCGATCAGCTCTGACAAGTCTTTGGGCCACGCCTCGCCATCATTGAGCGCCTCTAAGATGTCATCGCGAATGGTGTCCGCCTTGGCCGCTTCGGCATCTTGGCCCAAGCGCCAGGTCGCGAGGATTGGGTCGAATAGAATCTGCTTGGCCCAACTGGCCGCGCGCCGTAGCTCGGCATGCAGTTCGCCCACGTTCTCACCGCGCTTGCGGCGCATGACCCACACATGATCGACGGCTCCCTGCTTGCCAGTGGTACCGCTCATCTCATCAAGCACGTCATCAGCACCTGCCTTACGCGAGTGGGTAACCGCGATGATGGCCAGGCCAGGGCGGGAGCTGGCAAGCTGCTGGAGCGGTCTGAGGGCCGTGTAATCGCTGGCATAGGCACTCTTCTTGCCATCCTCAATCGGAGCGACCGCGCTGAAGGTGTCGACGACAATCAGCCGCGCTGCGGGATGCTCGTCTAACCAGCGTGAGAGGTCAACCAGGCCACCCGAGGCCAGCGGTCGCCAACTGGTACGATAGGAGAGTGGCACATTTGGCCGGCCACCCAGCGCACGTTCAAAGCGGGTTTGGAGTTCGGCCTCAGGATCTTCGAGGGCCAGATACAACACATCGCCCTGCATCGCCTGGGCCACACCCAAGGCCTTGCCACCCGAGGCCACCGCCGCGGCGAGGTTCGTCACCACCAGGCCCTTGCCCATCTTGGGCTTGCCCGAGAAAATGGTAAGCCCTTCAAGCAACAGTCCCTCGATTACCCAGACGGGCGGATCGAAGGACTTAGCCCAGAGTTCATTGATTGATTCCGTGCGCGGGGCCGGGCCGTGGTGCCGTCTGCCCATGACGCCCTGGAATATCTCAGTGACTTCACCGGTCGCGACATCGGCGTCACCCTGGCAGTTGTAGGCGGCAGCCGTGATCTGGCCACCCGCACGGATCAGCTCTCGCAGATAGCCGCTGCGATCGACCTGTGCGGCATAGTGCGCAATGTGGTAGGAGCTTGGCACGCCTTCAACCAATTCCGTCAGGTACAGCAGCCCGCCAATCGCCTCAAGCTGGTTGCGTACCTTGAGCTCGCTGGCCAGCGTGCGCGTATCGGGTGGTGTACCCTGGGCGACCAGACTCAGCGCCGCCTCATAGATCTGGGTGTGTCGTGCGAGGTAGAAGCGCTCGGGCTTGAGCCAATCCTTGATCGCTAAGATGGCCTCACGATTCAGTAGGATCGATCCCAGCACGGCCTTCTCGGCATCGATGTCGGTGGGCAGCTCCAGCAGCTCGGGCTGTCGGGGCTTGGTGGTGGTCTGGCGTTGCGTGTGTTGCATAAAGAGACTCTATTCGGCTGCGGCGATTGATACGCCGGTGGATACGATGGAGGTTCTCGCACAGCGAACACATACGTCGCGATGCAGTGCCTGGGTGAATGCTTGGGACTTGCACTGTGGGCACGTAAAGGCCAACGCATCAAGACCGGTCGATTCATCGTGTTGCCGCCGCTTGTTCGCGTCGCTGATGCACGCCTTGCACACGCGGCCCTGTCGGGTCGGCACTGTTACGCCGGGAGCCTGCGGGAAGTCGATCACGGGCTTGAGCACGCCGCACCGCTTACACACCACCGGCTCGGTCGCAGGGGTATTCTTCAGCTGTTTGGTTTGCTCGACTGGCGCGGCCTTGGGTATCTCGGGCGCTGTCGGTTGCGTAGGCGTGTGTTGTGCGACCTGAACGACGGTGGTAAGCTTGGCAATTTCTGCGCGATAGAACTGCACCAGGTCGGTCATCTCGCGCTGCTGCGCCGCGATGCGCTCCTGTTGCATCTGCATAATCAGTTCCTGTTGGCTGATGCGCCCAACAGCGGTTTGCTCCCAGTCTCTGAGCAGACAATACGGGCGGCTACCAGCGCCCTCGACCGGTCGAGCAATCACCAGGTCAAGCCGGTAGTAGTCCACCCCATCGAGCGTGGCCAGCTTGAGTCCCGGCTCTCTGAGATAGTCACTGAGCGGGGCGGTCTCTGGTTCGTACATCGCGTCCTTCTTTCTTGACAATCTATCCATCAGGTGATAGGATCGTCATGTCATTAGTGGGTTTGAGGCGCTTTCCTGTTCGTCGCAGGAAGCGCCTCGCTTTTTACAGGTCGTAACAATCGGCCAGGCGCTCTAGCGCACTCGGTCGCAGTCGGTTCTGTCGCTCCGAATCGGCCAGCAACATGCGCACGCGCTCCTGGGTCTCGCGCCTGAGCCGCTCAGGCATCGCCAGATACTGCGCTCGTATCGCGCGCCGCTCCCACTCTGCAAACGTATCCTGCGGGCGGCTGTAGGCTCCAAACTCACGACGCTGCATCACGCCACCTCTGCGGGCTGCTCAGCCTTGTCGATCTCGGCATACTCGGCATTGATCATGCTTCGGGCCGTGGCGATGGCCTCAGCCAATTGCGCATCGGTCATATCCTTGGGCTTGCCCAGCCCGAGATCTAAGCCAAGCCCTTTGGCCTGACTGGCCAAGCCGCGCAGCTCGATAATGAGTTGCGCACGCTCATCAAGCGCTGGCGCTTGCTCAATGACTTCACCGGTCTCGACATTGACATCACTGCGCGGGGCGTAGGTCGCAGGCTCAGACTCGATCACCAACTCATCAGGCGTGTAGATCGCCGAGCCACCAAACACCTCCGGGGTGTACCAGCGTGCGCCATTCGTGAGCGCTCGACTAAAGTACATATTGCGCGGGAACTTCTTGTAATTCTCACCGCCTAGCTGCGCCGCCTTGGCGTCCTCTGCCGTGAAGCTGCTGCGCCCAAGCTCGGTGGCCTTGCCGCCCGCGCGCTCGTAGAACACAATCTCGCAGCCGGTGTCATCGAGGCGGGCGACGCGGTAGTCATAGCGCCCGCTGCGCTTGATCTGCGCCGCAATCAGGTTGGCGCTCATCGTGACGCGGCCCTTGATTACGTTGATCCCCGTCATGGCGGCAATCGGGCCGATGCCCATCTCACGACCGGCCAGGATCTTGACAATCGCCTGACTCGCATCGCGGGTGTCCTGAAAGAACCCGCTCTTGAACAGCGTCTGTCCGAGCTGTGCCAAGGGCATGTCTTCATTCAGCGGGCTGGTGTAGGTCGTCAGTTCTTGTGTCGTCACAGTGGGTCTCGCTTTCTGCAAAAGTGAACCGGGGTTCACGTTTAGAATGGGCACAGTTCGTTCACATCGGCATAGGCGCGGTTACGGTCAATGGTTGCAGCGTGAGCCGTGCGCATTGTCTGGTAGTGCGCATACTCATCAGCGGCGTGATCCGTAACCTCTGCATCAGCCACATCATCAATGCCTTCGTCGGTGCTCTGCTCATCAGCGCTTGGTGTGCGCCGCGCAATCGCATCGGCCAGCTGCGCGCGAATGCTCCACTCTTCCTGTCGCCGCGCGTCGCGGTAGGTCTCGTAATCCGCAACACTCATCTCGTACTGCGCCTCAAGCTGCCGAGCCATCACCAGCGCACTCTGGTAGGCGCGGTGCTCAGCCAGGCCCAGCAGCAGCTGGCGCTCACGCTCTTCGGCATTCTTGCCATACGAGCCGTTCAGTTGGGCTATGATGTCCATCTCCGCCTTGGCCTTGGCAACCTTCAGATCGGCCTGTGCGTTCTGATGGCGCATCCGGCAGCGGGCCATCTCGTGGTGGATACTTGGGTTGGTCATCGTGGGTGCTTCCTTATCTGCTATCAGGCTCTGCCAGCCGTGCGAGAACTAGGTACCGCTCGGCATCACTGAGCCATTCCTTGGCTTCCGCTATCGCCATTCGCCCTTCAAGACTCACCGTTCGTTCTTTGGACACATCAGCAAGCCGGTCGCGGGCTGCGGCGATATTCGTGATAGCGGCCCGGCGCTGTTCGTCTGCCCTATCGGGCCAGCGCCTTCGTGTCATCGTGGGTGCCTCGTTGGTGGTTAACCGGCCTTCACTTTTGCAAAGGCCGGTGCTACATTCCTTATGCCGCCTCACGCTGTACCAACTGCTCATAGGTCATGCCGTGCTTCTCAGCCAACAAATGCAAGCCTTCAACCCGGTAGCGCGCGGCATCGATCAACCGGCCATCGTCACGGGCAATCTTGGCAGCCTGCGAGAACATCGCAATCTTGTCGTTGAGGGTCGCCAGCTGCGCACGCTCTGCCTCATAGGCCAGTCGCTCGTAGACAATGCTGTTGGCCTTGACCTGGGCATCGTAGTGGTGCTTCGTGCTGCCCACATACTCACCATCAATATAGATGGTGTAGTCCTTCGTGTCGGGGTCGAAGCGGATGTCGGTGATGGGCTGTGTCATGGTGGGTGCTCCTTAGAGAATACATATCTACGTCTACGTAGATAATAATACACTACGCGCACGTAGATGTCAAGAGGGAATGTCTACGTGAGCGTAGGATACGATTCTCTGTCGGAGCTGGGGAGTTTTGGAGCGCCACGAGCAACCCGCATGAGAGCAAGGGTGGCGGGCTCAACCTGCTTACGTCGCCAGCGGTATATAGCCATATAGCTGACACCTAAGCGGCTCGAAAGCTCTCGGTCGGTGCTGATGTTGAGGCTTGCCTTATAGGAATCGATTAATTCGCCAATACGGTCGAGATCGATAATATCAACCTCTTGCATGATTGGACTGCCAGTAACGTTCGGCATAGTGACCTCACTGTCGCAATTGAGAGCAACGAAAGTGAAATGAGTATACTACGCTCACGTAGATATTGCAAGGGGTATCTACGTCTACGGAACTACACGCGCAAGTATACACAAACGCGGAATCATCGATTACCATAGGAGCATGAACATGTTGGCAACCGGTGCTTATTTGCGAACACTGAGGGAACTACAGGGGATTAGCCAGGGAAAACTAGCTGATCGAATTGGCGTTGCAACCAATACTGTGTGGCGAATTGAGAGCGGCAAGCAAGAACCGAAAACGTTACAGATCGTTAATCTGCTAGCGGAACTCGCAGGAAGAGCCGCAGATGTCGCGAAGCTCATCAACGATCCAGTGGCAACCCCAGAGGATGGGGCGAGGTTGGCCAGGCAGTGGTTCGAGGCCGCAGCCCAACAAGCTAGTCCAAAGGAGCTTGAGATGGTTGCGGATCGTCTTCGTCGGATGGCTGACGATATCGAGTCTGGTCTAGGAGCGCCGCAGCTTGACGGTAAGTAGTAGCGGTCAATGTCGACTGCATTGTTCGCCACAGCGGCCACGCACCGACCACGAGCACCAGCGCCGCCAACGTGCGCACGGTCGCATCATCGACCATCAAGAGGATGGCAATACCGATAATCCAGATGAGGTACAGCCTCATAACACATCCGTTCGTAATTGGATCGCGAGTATACCGTACTACAAACGATGAAGTCAAGCCACGCCACATTACTCTTTGTTGCTGCCCTCATGTTGCTTGTGGCATGCGGCGGATCGCGGCCACCTGTCCTTGAGCCCGTGCCGACACCCGTGCCCATACCAATACCGACTGAGGCTGAGCGGCCAACATTGACACCTAAGCCAACTGCAATACTCATTCCAACCTTGACACCAGCGCCAACTCTCACGCCTAACCCGAACCTCAGTGTTGATGGGGTTGGCCCGCTCGATAAGGATAACTGCCCACCCGACTATCCCGTGAAGGGCAACATTACTAGTAGCGGTGATCATATCTATCACATCAAGGGTGGCAAGTCTTACACCCGCACCGACCCCGAGCGCTGCTTTGCCACTGAAGCGGACGCGCGCAACGCTGGATTTACCAAGGCAGCAGACTAGTTCTCTAATAGTGAACCCCGGTTCACTCGTTACGCCGAAGGCCCTGAGCTGGGAGTTACTGCCAAGTCTCCTGCCCGCTCAGGGCCTTACCATATGCTATCATAGCTCCGCTCTGTTGTATACTTGATCTCCATGCTATACTAGATGTGCCAAGATCTCCTGCCGTTTTCGCGGAGGGGATCGCGTGGGCACATTCCACAACCTCAACCTACACTTTTCCGATGTGGCCTCATTCGCCGCATGGCTGCGCTCGCAGCCCGCCCCGACGTGGACCCCCACCGGCAGCACCTATCACAACACCTACCGGCCTGACGAATCCCAGTGGCACGGCCACGCGTCCATGGAGACGATGCAGGCCTTCTACGAAGCCAAGGGCTGGGATCGCGGCCCACATGTCTATGTCGCCGCAGGCACGAGTGACGACGGCATCTTCGTGATGACTCCGCCCACGCTTTCCGGCATTCACGCTGGCCCCTGCAACGCGCACCGATTCGGCATTGAAGTGGTTGGCGACTTTGGGTCGCGGCCCATGAGTGAGGCTCAACTTCAGCTCTTGGTTGGTGCCGCCGCCGAGCTCCACCGCTATGCGCGCATCACGACTCCTGATATCGTGACGCACCGCGACTGTATGCCCGGGCGCACCTGCCCCGGCGATGTGGCCTATGCCCAGCGTGGCACCGTCCAGCGCCTGCTCCTGATTGCCCTCGCGCACACCCCCGCCCTGGCCCACGGCATCACGCTCACCAACACCCGCAGCATTGCCAGTCTGCGCAGCGCCATCGGCATCGGTGGCTACACCGCCCTCAAAGTCGTGACCGCATGGGGGCTGCCCAGCACATGGACAGAGAGCGACATTCGCCTCGTGGCGCCGCTCGCACCGACCCTGATTGTCAGGACACATGTGGGCGACCCGAGCAGCGACCGACCCTACCTGCATCCTGAGGAAGTCATTCGCGAGATCGCCCCGTGGTACGCCGCGAAACCTACGATGTGGATTGAACTGGGCAACGAGCCGAACAGCGCCGACCTCGACCCGTGGGACTACCGCCACTATCTGGGCCTGGCGATTGCCGCATGCAAGCAACACTTCCCACGCGCCCGCCTGATTGCGCCCGCGCTGCTCCTGGATCGCGGCGACCCGCAGCGCTGGCTCGGCGTGCTGGGCGACCTGTATCGGCAGTGCGACGCGATTGGCGTGCATGTGTATGCCTACCACAGCCTAGCCACCGACGACACGGGGCAGCAAGTGGTGGCAAACAAGCTCTATAGCGCATTCACCCAGCCACTGGCCCTCACCGAGTACGGCATCAATGACAAGGACATGTCCAAGGCAGCCAAGGGTGATGCCTACGCCACCTTTGTGCGTAGCCTGCCCCCGCGCTACCAGCTGGCGACGGCCTACCACATCGACCAGGCCGCGACGCCTGGCACGAACGACGCCTACTACCACCTATCCGCCGACAGCCACCGCGCGTATGGCGCGGCCATGCGAGGAGGATCATGAGTATCGAGACGAGCGAGATTATTACCGCGATGACCCACCAGTGGCAGCAGTCCATGATCGAGCTGCACAACCGCTATATGAATGATATGCAGTCACTGCTCTCCAAGTTTGAGATGCGCGTGATTGCCGAGATTGAGGGCATCAGCCTGCGCGTGATTGCACTTGAGGAACAGAGCGACCGGAGTGGGCAGCCGTGACCCAGCACACCACAGACATCGATGGTGATGTAGACGGGCCGGTGGTGAGCGGCACGTTCAGCGGGCCGGTGCAAACCGTGACGGTACAGTTACCACCGCCTGAGGAGCGACCGCGCAATATTGGCCAGTACATGGACGCGTTGTGGAAACTGGTACTCGCGGATCAATCGGATCGGTATGTCCGGCAGCAGGAGGCAGACGAGTTTCGCGGGTTCGTGCTTGCGAAGCTTGAGAGCATCGATGACCGACTCCATCATCTCTCGCGTCGGACGGTGATTGTGCTGATTGCAACTGGCATCGCGATTAGTGGCCTCATCGGAGTAGCGTTGTATGTCGCGCACACCATCTAGTGACCCACGCGAGACCGTGGCGCTCGTCATGCTCGCAATTCTGGCCGTGGCCTTCTGGGTGTGGTGCTTCTGGAATATCAGCATACAGCTAGGGTGGTGGGTATGAGGGCGAACGAACAAACAGACGAACAGCCCCAAAGCGGCGCACTATTGGCAACATGTATCCTCTGCTGTTTTGTCCTTTTACTTCCGTTCTGGGCCTGGGTATTTTGGGCTGTTTTACACTGAAGGAGACCCTATGATCTCGCGAGAAATGCGCCCAACCGGGCAACTCACCGCTAGAAAGATCGGCGCCACCCGCGCGCCCTGGTCATGGCGACTGAAGAATGCCGCGCGCTGGGCCTACCTCAAAGGCGCAATTGCCTTTCATGTTATCCGCCCGTTGGCGGCCAGCTGGGGACTGTTGACCATGATCGCCAGTCTCAGCATCCGCGTGAAGCGGGCTGATGGCAGCTGGGAGGATTACGGGGTGGTGAGTCATCGGGTGATCACCACGGCGGGGGTGACGTACCTGCGTGACGACTTCAACAATAACGCACAAGACATCACCTTGATGAACTTCCATGGCTGTGGCACGACCAACACGGCAGAGGCCGTGGGCGATACCGCGCTCGCTGCGGAGAGCACCACCGCCCTGAACCCAGACAACACCCGTGCCACGGGCACGCGCTCCACGCCATCCGCGACCGTGTTCCGCAGCGTCGGGACACTGACGTTTGATGCGACCGCAGCGGTCGTCGAGCACGGCATTCTGAGCCAGGCCGCAACCGGTGGTGGCACGCTGTGGGATCGCAGCGTGTTCAGTGCGATCAACGTGGCCTCGGGCGATTCGATCCAGTTTACCTACGACCTCACCTTGACGGCCGGAGGCTAGCATGGCACCAGTTGCGGATCGCGTCAAAGAAACAAGCACGACCACTGGCACCGGCAGCCTGGCGCTGCTTGGGGCGGTGACGCAGTTTCGCACCTTTACGTCACAGTTTGGGCTGAATGTGCGGTTCTGGTACGCCATTCAGGGGCAGACCGGCAGCGAGTGGGAAGTGGGGATCGGCTACTTGAGTGGTACAACCACGCTGGTACGCGAGCGAATCTATGCCAGCAGTAACGCGAATGCCGTCGTCACGCTCTCGGCAGGCACTAAGGATGTGTTCGTCACGCTCCCGACTCGACAAATCCAAGGCAAAGGCCGCATTGCTGCAACAAGCATGCGATTGGCAGGAGGCTCCTAAATGGCAGCTACTACGGGTAACACCGATCCGCTCTTTGTCGCCACACCGCTGGTGGGCAGCGTACTGGTCACGGCCGCCAACACGAGCAGCCAGGGCGGCGGCACGATTGCCACCGACATCTTTCTGGTCGACACCTCGGGCGCCGATGGCACGTTCTGGGGCATTGCGCGCTGGATCCCGACTGCAACCACGCCAACGACCACCACGGCCACGGTAGGGCGGTTGTTCTTTAGCACGCAATCCAGCGGCGCAACCACAAGCGCGAACACCTACCTGATCGCAGAGACGACGCTTCCGGCGATTGCTGCTGACAACGCATCGACTGCCGCAACATGGTTTGATGTACCACTGAATCAAGCGGTGCCCACGGGCATGAATCTGTTGGCAACCAACCACGCCGCGCCCGCTGCGAATAGTGCATGGCGCGTAATTCTGCTTCGGTCAGGTGACTACTAATGAGTGATGCAAGCTCTCTCTACAACCCAAAGCGCGCCACCGAACAGGTGTTTACGGCGCAAGGCCTGTCCGACTACCAGACGTGGCACAAGCCGCGCAATGCAAGCATGGTCTTCATCTTCGCAATCGGCGCGGGTGGTGGCGGTGGCGGTGGGTTCTCGGCAGCCGCTGGATCGGCGCGTGGTGGTGGGGCTGGCGGCGGTTCGGGTGGCGTCGTGCGGCTCCTATGCCCTGCAATGCTCGTACCAGACATCTTGAATATTCGCGTGCCCAAGGGCGGCGCGGGCGGCGCGGCAGGCGTGGCAGGCACCGGCGCGGGTCGTGTGTATATCACGACGCGGGCGGCACAAACCAGTGGCTCGTTTAGCTACATCATCTCAGGCGGCGCTGATCCGGGTGGCGGTGGCGCAGGCACGGGCGCGGCGGGTGGCACCGGTGGCGCGGGGAGCACCGTTGCATCTTCAACGCTCACCTATGGGCAATCATTCGGCGTTTGGGTGCCGGTCGCTGGCCAAGCGGGCGGCAATGGCGGGGCGCAGACCGGCGCGGCTGGCACGGCGGTGACGTGGGGCAATGCAGGCATTCCGATCAGCGGCGGTGCTGGGGGCGGTGGCACACCTACGGCCAACACGAACTTCGCAGGCGGTGACATCACCGGCGCGGGGTTCATGCCCACGATTGCGGGTGGCGTAGCCGGTGGTGGCGCGGGCAATCCGGGGTTAAAGTTCGAATCATTATCGCTCTTCATTGGCTACGCGGGCGGTAGTGGTGGTGGCACCAACGGCGCAGCAGGGGTGGGTGGTGCAGGGGGAATAGGGAACATTGGATCGGGTGGCGGTGGCGGTGGCGGGGGTGTCACAGGCGGTGCCGGTGGACAGGGCGGCGATGGACTGGTCATTATTGTGACGTGGTGATGTAATGCTTGGTTTTGCCCCAACCAGTAGTATCCCCGTAAGCGCGCTCCCTGTCACAAGCGGGGCGAGCAACTTCACGCAAGCTATTGCGGGGACGCTTACCATGTCTGGTGCACTTATTCGGCAGACAAGCAAGCCCATCGCAGGCACGTTGACCATGGCAGGCGCACTCCTGAAACAAACGCAGACAACCAAAGCCGGAACGCTCACCATGTCGGGTGCATTGATCAAGCAAGCCCGAAAAGCATTTACGGGCACCCTGACCATGACCGGGGCACTTATTAAACAGGCCGGGAAGGCGCTCAGTGCAACGCTGACCAGTGCAGGTTCGCTTGTTCGACAGACCAGCAAGCTCTTGAGCGGAGCACTCACGAGTAGCGCAACCCTGATCAAGCAAACAAATAAGCTACTCGCGGGCACGCTGACCAGTAGCGCGACGCTTGCCACAATCCGCGTGGTACTGAAAGCGCTTGCGGGCACCCTGACGAGTAGCGGTGCACTCATTCGCCAGACGAACAAGGCGCTGATTGCAACGTTAACTACGAGCGGTGGATTAACCAAGCTCACCAGTCGCGCACTTACCGCAGCGCTTACCATGAGCGGCGCACTGACGCGGCGCACCGCAAAGACGTTCACCGCAACGCTCACGAGCGCGGGCACCCTGATACGACAGAGTGGGAAGGCGCTTGTGGGCACCTTGACCATGAATGGCACCCTGGCACGCCGAACCACCAAGCTGCTTACGGGAACCTTAACGAGTGCGGGCACACTCACGCGGCGCATTGGCAAGTTCCTCAGCGGAGCGTTAACGAGCATTGGCGGACTATTGGCCGGGCTGGTGCCTGGCAGCTCGGCCCCGTCTGTGCTTCAGCCAACCCGCGCGCTGGTCGCCGCCAACCTGATGTATCTGCGGGCAATCGTGGCCCGCGCGCTGAGCGACCGACGCGCGCAGACCGCAACCGATGGCGCGACCGGGATCCGCAGCACAGTGATCACCGAGACAAAGGCAACGCCAATCAATGATGGTCATACCGAAACGGATATGCTATGAGCCTGCTCAAGCCAGATTTTATCATTGGTCAAAATGACCTCCTGCCGGTATTGGTCGCAACGCTCACCGATGCGCTTGGGGTTGCGGTCGATCTGACCACCGCAACCGCAGTCACGTTTCGGATGCGCAATCGCACCACGAACGCCATCAAGGCCAATGCCGCGGGCGCGATTGTCACCCCGGCCAGTGGGATTGTCAGCTATACCTGGGCAGGCACGGATACCGACACCGCCGGGGAATATGATGCCGAGTTCCAGGTGACCTTCCCGAGCAGCAAACTGATGACCTTCCCGAACAATGACAAGGCCAAGATGTGGGTACGGGTGGGCAGGGAAATCGCATGAGCGAGCATAGCGAACATCTGAGAGCACAGGTACTTGCGGCGCTCTATGCGGGACAGAGCTATACGCAAGTATCGCAACTGTTTGGGGTGCCAATTGGCACCCTGAAGGGCTGGAAGTCACGCGACAAGCATCAGCCAGACGGGGTTACAACCGGCGCAACCCCAAAAAGGGAGCGGATCGGTGAGCTTTTACTTGAGTATCTTGTGGTCAATCTAGAGACCTTGAAGACGCAGCAGGTATTCTTCCGTGATGAAACATGGCTCAAACAGCAAAGCGCTTCGGAACTTGCAGTTCTTCACGGGGTCAGTGCCGATAAGGCACTTCGACTTCTCGAAGGGCTTGCGGATCAAAACGCCGAAGACGAATAAGCCGCCCCCTGATCCGGTGACATGGGCGCGCGCGAATGCCACGATCCCGCATGCGCGGCGTGGTCTGATCGCGTTTGAGCCGTATCCGTATCAGGAGGCATTCCTTGCGATGCGAGACGCGCCGCGCCGAATCGTGCTCAAGGCCCGGCAGATTGGCTTTAGCCAGGTGTTTGCCTTGGAGGCGCTCTACACGGCTGCGCACACGCCATCTGCTACGGTGCTGCTGGTGAGTCGATCGCAGGATCTGGCAACCAACCTGTTGCGCTACTGCTATATTGCCTACAATCGGCTACGCAATGCCCCTGAGCTCATCAAGCAAAATGAGGGCGAGATGGGCCTTGCAAATGGGAGTCGCATCAAGAGCATTCCCGCCAACCGCAGCACGGGGCGGGGATTTACGGCAACCGATGTCTATCTTGATGAGTTCGCCTATGCCGACTATGCCGAAGACATCTATCAATCGATCAGCCCGACGATCTCACAGGGCGGGCGGCTTACGATTGGCAGCACGCCGAACGGCATGGTTAACCTGTTCCATGAACTCTGGCTCGGCGGCGACTTTGCCCGCATGCGCGTGCCATGGTACCGCTGCCCAGCCTACAACCCAGATGGGCATGCAATCGAGGATGACGAGCTCGCGCGGGAAGCGGGCGAGGCTGGGGCATGGTTTCAGGATACCCGACCAACCTATACCGCACAGCAGTGGAGTGCTGAGTTTGATTGCGACTTCGTGGGATCGGGCATTGTCGTATTCGGACAAGATGCGCTTGCCAGGGCCGAGACTGGCGCGACTGGCAATCAGCCGCCGATCAAAGGTCACTACTATGTGACGACCGCTGATATTGGACGACGGCAAGATGCCACGGTGATCAACACGATTGACGCAACCACGGTTCCCTATCAGCGCGTCGCCCATACTCGAATCGAGCGCCAGCCGTATCCCCTCATTCAGCAAGCAATCGAAGCGCAGGCGAACATGTACGGCGGGCTGTTGGTGGTTGAAAGCAATGGCGTCGGCGATACGCTCATTGAGAACCTGAACGTCTTCGCACGACCGTTCGTGACAACCGCGAAGAGTAAGGTACAGGCAATCCAGGCATTACAACTGTTGCTTGAGCACAATCGGTTCAAGGCACAGTGGACCGCACAGGAGCGCAAAGAGTTGACCATGTACCAATGGGACGATGGGGCGCTGGTTCAGGATTGTGTCATGAGTCTTGCCATTGCCGCAAGCGCGCTTGCGAACATGGGCACACCAGGGATATAACGATGGCAAATTGGTTTGAACAATTCATCGCGCGGCGCAATCGCGGACTCAAAGGACTGAGCATCAGCCAGTCAGGGACGAGCATGCAGCCGGGCGGGTTCGTGACCGAGATCCGCTCGCTCAATGGGCTGGGCATTCAGTCCACTAGCACCGGCGCGCTTCAGGCCGCGCAGATGAAGAACGAACTGGTGTTCGCGTGCATCAACATCAAGGCCACCGCAGCGCTTGATCCGCGCCTGGTGGTACAGAAGCGCGTCAACCGCAATGGCAAAGTGGAGTGGGAAGAGCAGATCGATCATCCCTTCCGCGCCTTGCTGATGCGACCCAACCCAGACATGACCGAGGCTGATCTAATGAAGGCCGCATTCGTCAGCTGGGATGTGAGCAACCCGCGCCGGTTCTTCTGTGCTAAAGAGTACACGAATGGGTTGCTTACGGCGCTGTATCCGCTCAACCCTGGGTGCATGGAGCCAATTATTCGCAACAATACCATTACCGGCTACTGCTGGTCAGATGGCAGTCAGCGCCGTGACTATGGGCTTGATGAACTGCTGATTCGCAGCGCCCCATCCTGGTACGACCCACCACCGCTGGTGGCCGCGCTCGGTGCGGTCGATAGCGATAGCAGTCAGACCGACTATGTACGCGCGTTCTTTGCCAATGGTGGCGTACCACCAGGATTGCTCAATTTTAACAGGCCACTCAATGAGACGCAGCGGGATGAGATCCGCGACAAGTGGCGATCGGTCTATGGTAACCGCACCGGCAGGCAACATGGAATTGGCGTGCTTGATGTTGATGTCAAATGGCAAGAGACCGGCGCGACGCTCGACAAGCTCCAAAGCCAGACCTTGCGCAGTGTCGCGGAGGCGCGTATCTGTATGACCTTTGGGGTGCCCCCGCTGATTGTGTATGCCTATGTGGGGTTGCTTAGGGCCACCTACAGCAACCTGAAAGAGGCATGGGCGGGATTCTGGGACGCCACCATGTCACCGGCGTTCCGTGAGTGGCGGCTGTTCTGGCTCTGGGGATTGCTGACCGAATATGAGGATGAGCGCGCCATCCGCAGTGAGGCGATCCGGCTGCAATACGACTTTAGTCAGGTGGCCGCCATGCAGGAAGATGTTGACGCCATTCAGAAGCGGGCGCGTGAGAACTATGCCGCTGGGGTTATCTCATTCAATGAGTTCCGCGCCGCTATCGGCAGCATGCCCGTGCCAGGCGGTGACGATCTGTACGTTGCCAAGCCGATGACCAACCTGTCTGGCATGCTCACGCCGGTTTCGGTTCCGATGCCCGCGCCGCCCAAGCGCTTGCGAAAGGATAAGAACGACGCCGAGTTGCAGCGGGTTGAGCGCACGATGCAGCGCCAAAGCCAGGGCTATCTTGCAGAACAGTATCGCACCGCTGCGAACGGCATTCGCGATCTGGCAACCGTAACCGTGGCCACGGTCGATCAGCTCGGCCTTGACTTTGGGGATGGGATCGGGCTGCTGCTCAGGCGCTCCTATGAAGTAATTGCACAAAACGCATTCGCAAGCGCCGCAACGACCCTTGCGGTTGACATTGCCTTCGACCTTGCCAATGACAAAGTGCAGCAAGTGCTTGACCAGCTGGCGAAGCAGGTCAAGGTGGTGAGTGAGACAACCCGCGACGAGATCCGCGCCCTGATTGGCAAGCAGGCCAGTGAGGGATGGAGTATTAGCGAGCTGGCTGATGCGATTATTGCCACCGGCGCAACCAACGCACCCAGCCGCGCCGAGATGATCGCGCGCACCGAGACTGCCAACGCCTACACGCGCGCCAGCATCCTGGCCTACCAGGAGTCGGGCGTGGTCGATCAGGTGCAGTGGCTCACCGCTGGTGATGACCTCGTAAGCGATCTGTGTGCGTCGCTAAGCGGCAAAGCGGTGAATGCGGGTGATGAGTTTGCGCCGGGTATTGTCGGCCCGCCATCGCATCCGAATTGTCGATGTGATCTGATACCGATTGTAAGGAGTGCCCCATGATTGAGTACAAATCCAGTAAGGCCGCCGTCATGGGGATTGACGGTCGTAGTGTTACCGGCATTTTCGCGGTGCATGGCAACGTAGACAGCGGCGACGGCTGGAGCTATCGCGACCGCAGCCACCCCGGCCTGTTTGGTGACTTCACCGCCGAAGGCCGCAAGCGTAGCGTGTTCTTGTGGCAGCACGACAGTAGCGCCCCACCGATTGCCACGATTGACAACGTGTATGAGGTTGGCAAGGCCGATCTGCCGCCTGCCGTGCAACTGTACGCCCCTAATGCGACGGGCGGGGTCGCGGTGAAGCGCACCTACCTCGATACGCCGCGCGCCAATGAAGTCCTGCAGGCGCTCCAAGCAGGCGCGCTCAGTGAGATGAGCTATGCGTACGAGCCCAAGCGGTGGGACTTCGAGAAGAGCGTGAGCGACCAGGAACCACAGATCCGCAACCTCTATGAGGCCGATCTGTATGACATCTCTGATGTGAATTGGGGAATGAATCCCGCAACAAGTGCCGATGGTACGAAAGGCCTGGCCCTCGTCGCGCACGGTGATACGGTGAAAGCCGCCATTGCCGCATATACGGCCCGACTGAAAGAGCTCAACGCGCGCCGAGCCAAGGAAGGCCGGGTACTCAGCAGTGCGAACTATAGCGCACTCAAGAGCCTGGCCGACGACCTTGAGTCGTCGATTGCGGCGCTGCGCGACATTCTCAGTCAGGCGGAACCGAAGCAGGCTATCGACATGCAAGCGCTGTATCTGCAAACCCAGCGCACGCTTGCCCAACTTAATGGAGTACATCTACTGTGAAACTGAAGTACGAGCTACAGCAAGAGCTGAACGCCAAGCGCGATCAGCTCGCGACCATCTTCCGCGAAGCCGGAAGCGACATGGACATGTCACGCGTGACCGCCATCAGCGGTACATCGGACGAGAAGGTAGCGGAGATCCGCCGCCGCAATGAAGAGCTGACCGATCTCGGCAAGCAGTTCGAGACCGCTGCGGAGCTGGATCGGATCGCCGCAGATGTGAAGGGTCGCAGTGTGAGTGACGAGCGCGAGGCCGGCCAGGTCACACGCAACGAGGGCAAGAGCCTGGGCGAGCGCTTCACCGCAGCCGACGACTACAAGCGACTGCGCGGGATCAAGGGTCGTCAGTTCGGTACGGCCTTTGAAGACTTCGATGAGACCAAGAGCCGACAAGAGCGCAAGACCGTGATGAGCACCGGCGCTGGCTTTGCCGCAGTGAACGCGCGCACCAACACGGTGATCTTGTCAGCGCAGCGCCGCGCGGTGGTAGCCGATCTCATCCCCCAGGACTCGACTGAGCTGAGCCTGATCAAGTACATGGAAGAGACGACCTTCACCAACAACGCGGCGGCGGTAGCGGAGAGTGGCACCAAGCCAGAGGCTGCGCTGGCGTTCACCGAGCGCAGTGTCACGGTTGAGAAGATTGCCGTTACTTTGCCGGTGACCGAGGAGCAGCTTGATGATGTGCCATCGATCCAGGGCATCATCAACCAGCGACTGAGCCTGATGGTTGAACTGAAGGAAGAGGATTATCTGCTCACCGGCACCGGCACCACGCCGCAGATCCTGGGCTTCCTCAACAAGCCCGGCATTCAGACCCAGGCAAAGGGCGCGGATCCGACACCGGACGCCATCTATAAGGCCATGGTACTGCTGCGGTTCACCGGCTATGCCGAGCCAAGCGGGATTGTAATCCACCCGACCGACTGGCAGGATGTGAAGCTGCTGCGCACCGCAGATGGCATTTACATCTGGGGCAGCCCGACCGACATGGGGCCGGATCGCATCTGGGGGCTGCCAGTGGTACAGACCACGGCTATCACCCTGAACACCGCGCTGGTTGGCGATTTTGCGATGTTCTCGCATATCAGCCGACGCATGGGTCTGCGCATTGATGTGGGCTGGGTCAATGACCAGTTCCTCAAGAATCAGCAGACCATTCGCCTGGAAGAGCGCTTGAGTCTTGAGATCTATCGGGCCGCCGCGTTCTGCACGGTTACCGGTATCTAGTAGCATTCGCGCCGGGCGGGCAACTGTCCGGCGCTCTTGGAGGGATAGACTATGCCAATCATTGAGGGCGCAACCAGCGTCGCACTCATCACCGCAGGCGCACCAGTCGCAGGCACGGATGAGGTACAGACGCTCACCATTGATGCAACCGGGGGTACGTTCAAGCTCAGTTTTGAGGGGTTCACGACTGCCGCGATTAGTTGGAATGCGACCAACGCTACCCTGATCGCCAATATTGACGCAGCACTCGAAGCGCTGCCAAGTATTGGTGCAAGTGGTGTGACCACCGCAGTCGGCACGATGACCGCAGGCGTCGGCACAGCGACAATCACATTCAATGGCAACAATGGCAAAAAGGCGATCAGCAGCGTGATCGCGGTTGCCAATAACAGCCTGACCGGAACCGCCACGTTGTCGGTTGCAGAGACCACCCCAGGAGTGGATGCAAGCGGACGCGGGTTTGCGAAGGGCGCGCTGCTTATTCGCCAGGATACGGGCATTCTCCATATCAACACCGGCACGGCGCTTGCGCCAACCTGGACGGTCGTCGGGACACAGACATGAGCGGCCTGTATATTCACATCGGGGAAGCCGTCTATCTTACCCGTGATGGCCGTGTGGTACCACACGGCCATGCGGAAGCCGCTTTCCTGCTCATCGGCCCAGGTGGGCAGATGCCCATGGAGCAAGCAGCGCAGTACGGCCTGGTTGAAGAGAAGGCCAAGCCTGAGCCTGAGAATAAGAGCCGGAAGCAAGGACTAAGCAATAAAGGCAAGTAGCTATGCCAACCGCCATGTATGCCACCATTGAGCAATTGCGCGCGTATCTGCCACAGATTCAGCTCGGCAGCGAGAACGATACCACGCTGACCGCAACCCTTACCCGCGCCACGGGCATGGTGCGTGATGCTATGCGCGTGCTACTGGCCGATGCGACCTTCGACTATGCCGCGTATGGAGCCGCAAGCACCAAGATCGTGCGCGGCTTCCCCTCGCTGTACCTGACGATCCCCGCGCATCAGTCAGGAAGTGTCACCCTGGTTGAGTATGAGTCGGGCACCAACCCATCGACCTACGCCACCGTAGCCGATCAGTGGCTTGAGGAAGATGGGCGGTTGTATCGCTCGTACGGCTGGTCAATGGAGCGCTACCGGATTACCGCAATCTGGGGCTATGGCGCGACCGTGCCCGCTGCCATTGAAGAGCTGAGCCTTGAGCTGGCGGTGAACCTCTGGCGCGCGCGCGACAAGGGCGGCATGGTTGAAACCGTAGGCGCGACGGGGGGCGGGGCGATCCGGATTGTGAGCGGGCTCAATGAGCAGCAGCAAGCGATCCTACTCAATACCGCCAATCAGATCAAACAGGGGTGGGTATGAGCGACGCCGACACACTTGCACGGAAGATCAACGAGACGCCGCTGCCCACCGAAGTAGCGATGCAGACCATCGTGCATGCGGTGCTGGCGAATAGCAAGATTCGCACACCCGTGAAGACCGGGCTCCTGCGCCGTAGCGAGACGACTCGCATAGAGCGCGGCGGCATGCGCGGATTTGTAGGCACCAATGTGCAGTATGCGCCATTCGTGCATAACGGGACGCGGTTCATGGCGGCGCGCCCATTCTTCATTCAGGGCATTGAGGATAGCCGGGGCGCGATCGATAAGGCGCTCCAGGAGCTTGGTGACAGCTACTTCCAGAAGGTGAGCGAGGGGCTATGAGTGCAGCAACGATTTGGGACGCATTACAACTCACCCTTGCTGACATCGATGGGCTGCATGCGGTGGTGTTGGGCGAACCTACCGCGACGCATGACCTGCCCTGCCTGTATGTGGCCTACCAGGGGTTCACGCGCCCATTACGCAACACGCCACCCGCGCGCAACCTTACGGGCATGTTTCATTCGTTCGTGCTGCGCCTGGTCATCCGCTGGCAAGATCGCGAGGTCGCCGAGGCGCAACTTTTAGCCCTGCTTGATGCTATTCCGGATGCGATAGACGACGATCCGCGCTTTGGAAACACGATTACCAAGGGGCTTGGCTATATTGATGCTGGCACGACTGGCTACCAGGAGATCGGCGGTACGACCTACCGCATTGTCGATTATACGCTGACGGTTCTTGAGAAGATTCAACGTTAGGAGTACACCATGCCTGCTGCTGAAATCGCCTTTGAATACCTCGCGCTCGCACTTGAGGGCACTGCGACCCGCGGCACGGCGGTGACTCCGCCGACCCACTACCTGCCTTACGCGGGCAAGGTGACGCCATTCCGTGAGAAGTACCGCCCTGATGAGAGCCGGGGCACGCTCGCAGAGACCTACCGCAGCAAGACCGTGCGTGCAGGCGCAAAGATCGAATGCGAGGGCGGGTTTGATGTGAACTATGCCCCGCTCACGCTGGCCATGCTGATGAAGAGCGTCACTGCGCCAACCACACCAACCAACGGCGTGCTGACACGGCTGTGGACGTATAGCCCAACGATGACCAGTGACGACATTCGCACGGCGACTGCCTATTTTGGCGACCCAGGGGTTCAAATCTTCCAGAGCGTGTTCACCTATTGGGATGAGCTAACCATCACGGCAGACGCCACTGGCACCAACGCAGTGCAAGCAAAGTTTACCGGGGCCGCGCAATTCCCGACCCGCGTGAGTGCTCCCACCGCGCCAACCCAGAACGTCGGCTCGCTACTGATGCCCAGCGCGATGCAGCTCTGGATCGACATCGGTGCTACCGCAATCGGCACGACCGAGATCACGGGCCGGTTCATCAAAAGCGAATGGAAGATCCCCACCGGCGGCGTTCCCAAATACTATGCCAAGGGGCCAACCTCAAATCTCAGCTTTACCAAAATTGGCCGCAAGAAGCGGCATGCAGAAGCAAAGATCGTGGTCGAGTTGAACGATCTCAGTATTGGCGCGTCGCAAGAGTATCGGCTCTGGGAGAGTGACACGATTGTCAAAATGCGCATTCGGCTCAATGGCTCGCTGATCGAAAGTGTCACGCCCGACTACTACGAGTATTTGCAACTCGACATCTACGGGCCGCTTGATGCGTTCGCATGGGGTGATGTGGAGGGCACGAACCGCACCATGGAGTTCACCGTGATGAGCGAGTCCAACGCCACCGCTGCGACTGACTTTGTACTGTACGCGCAGAACACCAAGACCACCATCTAGGAGTACCTATGAGCCGCTACTTTGTGAACGATCCCCCGGTGCCAGTATACGAGTTCGATCCGAACGTGGTTATCACCGACCGAGCGCCGAACATCATCTGGATCAAGGCGCGCATGGATGTCGAGACGCGCGGCAAGGTGCAGAATGAGATGCTGGTGCTGGGCAAGGATAACAAGCCCGAGATTCGCGTGGGGGAGAATGGGCTAGCGCTCCTCATTCACAACATTGTGAAGTGGGAGGGGCCGGACTTTGACGCGGTCCCGCTCACCCGCGCCAACATTGCCAAGCTTGACCCCAACGAGCCGCACATTGCGGCGGTCAGTGACGCGATTGCCGAGCACAACAAGGCAGCCCCCAGCCCAAACCCGCCATCGGACGCGGCCAATACCTCTATGAGCGGTGGCGCGTCCGGCTTGACTCTGGCACAACGCATCGCGACCAGATCGGATACTACGACCTTGAGATAGCGCTTGCTCGGCGCTACCACTGGACGCCTGAACAGATCGGACGG